GTACTTGGTCAGCAAGAACAGCTGGTATACACGCAAACGGAATTAAAATAGACATTTGTGATAAAAACAACTTTTCAGAAATGTCAAACAAACAAGTTAACGATGCAAGTGCAAGTGCAGCTGAAGCAACAATTACAATGGACGCTTTTGATGCAGCTGATTTTGCAGTAGGTGAAGTTATAGAATTTTATTCAGATGCTGGTGGTACAGTTTTTGCAACTGGACACGAAGCACAAAAATACGAAATTACGGCAGTTGACACATCTGCTGAAACAATTACAATAAGACAGTTAGATGACCCTGCTGGTAGTGGATTAATCGCAGACTTAGCAGACGATTCTTATGTAAAAAGATACTGGAGATTTTCAGATTTATTTGATACTGCTCCAGGCACATCTGAATTTGCATCTGCAAGAGGTGTTGGTGATGATGAAATACACATAGTTGTATATGATTCATCTGGTAGACAAACTGGTTTTGATAACGATGTTGCTGGTGAGAGATTAAACTCTGTACTAGAAACATTTGCATTTGTATCAAAACACCCAGAAGCAACTACACCTCAAGGTAATTCAAATTATTATCCAGATGTAATTTACAGAGATTCTAAATTTGTATATTGGGGAGACCACCCAACTGCAGCTATTGATGCATCTGGTGACTGGGGTCAACCTCTTTCATCTGATTTATCAGTACAAGGTTCAAAGTTTTTCAACAAACTTTCAACTGGTGTAGAAAATGTAGATAGGTCTACTCTTGCAAATGGAACAGACGACTATGCTGTTACAGACGGTGAACAACTTACTTCATACGCAAGATTTGATGACGGTGAAGCAGTTGATGTAAACCTAATTATGGCTGCAAAAGCAACTTCAACTCTTGCAACAAACTTAGTAACTATCGTGGAAAAAAGAAAAGATGCATTAGTCTTTATTTCTCCAGAAAGAAGTGATGTTGTAGGTGTTGCAGATTCTAATACACAAACTACAAATGTCAAGAACTTTTTTGATTTACTTCCAAGTACATCATTTGCAGTTTTTGATAGTGGTTACAAATACCAATATGATAGATTTAACGATGTATATCGTTATGTACCATTAAATGGTGATATCGCTGGTGTAACTGCATTTACTGAATCTGTTGCAGATGCATTTTTCTCTCCTGCTGGTTTTACCAGAGGTCAAATTAGAGGTGCAGTTAAACTTGCATACGAACCTAACAAAGACCAAAGAGATACACTATATAAAGCAAGAATTAATCCAGTTAACTCATTTCCTGGCCAAGGTACTGTGTTATTTGGTGATAAGACTGCTCTTGCAAAACCAAGTGCGTTTGACAGAATTAATGTCAGAAGATTATTCATTATTCTTGAAAAGGCAATCGCAACTGCAGCTAAGTTCCAACTATTTGAGTTCAATGATGAATTCACAAGAGCTCAGTTTAAAAACTTAGTAGAACCTTTCTTGAGAGAGATTCAAGGACGAAGAGGTATTACTGACTTTAAAGTAGTTGCAGATGAATCTAATAACACTGGTGAAGTAATTGATAGAAACGAATTTGTTGCAGACATTTTTGTCAAACCAACAAGGTCTATCAACTTTATCACTCTTAACTTTGTCGCTGTACGAACTGGTGTTGCGTTTACAGAGATAGGAGGGTAATTAGATGGCAAATATTAACGATTTTAAATCAAGACTCGCTGGTGGTGGTGCTCGTGCCAATCAGTTTAGGGTAATTTTACCCCCACCAGTTGGACAAGTAACTGCAGCTATCAATACTGAACAGTTTGCATTTCTGTGTAGGTCAGCATCTTTGCCTGGTCAAACACTTGCTGAAATTGCAATTCCATTCAGAGGTAGACAACTTTATGTTGCTGGTGAAAGAACTTTTGAAGTATGGACAACAACTGTATTTAACGATACAGATTTTGGTGTTCGTAGAGAAGTTGAAAGATGGATGAACGGTATTAATGACTTAGTTAATAATACTGGTGCAACCAACCCAGCTGATTACAGAGTAGATATGATTGTTCAACAGTTAGATAGAGATGATACAATTCTTCATCAATATGTACTTGAAGGTTGTTATCCTCAAGCATTAGGTGCAATAGAACTTGGATATGACCAAAATGATGCTATTGAACAATTTGAAATTACTTGGAGATATGACACATTCAGAGTCACAGGCATCAATTTATAACTCTATAAATATAACAATATAAAGGAGTTGTAGATAATGGCTGAGTTTTTTGGTTTTGAAATAAAAAGAAAAGAAAAGGAGTTGGGGGCAGTAACGCCTCCAGCTACTGATGATGGTACATACGATATATCTGGTGGTGGTTTCTATTCCACAATCCTAGATACAGATGGTCGTTCTCGCACAGAAGATGATTTAATCCGAAGATATAGAGATATTGCAATACAACCAGAGTGTGATAGTGCAATAGAAGATATCGTAAGTGAGGCAATCGCATCTGATGAAAGAGATATGTGTGTATCTATCGCATTAGATAATTTACAAGTCTCTGCTACAATTAAAAAAAGAATAAAAGAAGAGTTTGAAAGAATTCTTCAACTATTAGATTTTAATAATAAAGCACACGATATTTTTAGAAGATGGTATGTTGATGGAAGAATATTCTATCACAAAGTTATTGATACACAAAATCCTAGAAAAGGTATTCAACAACTTCGCTATATTGACCCTAGAAAAATTAAAAAAGTTAGAGAAGTAGAAACTAATAGAAAAGGTCAAGTTGATGTTGTAAAAAAGTTTAAAGAGTTTTACATATATAATCAACACGGACATCAAGTAAACAATACTTCTACTGGTGTTAAATTAACATTTGATTCTATCGCATATTGTCCTTCTGGACTTATTGATATGCATAAAGGTACTGTGTTATCGTATCTTAATAAAGCAATCAAACCAGTAAATCAATTAAGAATGATTGAGGACTCTGTGGTAATTTACAGAATATCAAGAGCCCCAGAAAGAAGAATATTTTATATTGATGTAGGTAATTTACCTAAAATAAAAGCAGAACAATATCTAAAAGATGTTATGAATCGTTATCGTAACAAACTAGTATATGATGCATCTACTGGTGAGATTCGTGACGATAGAAATCATATGTCTATGTTAGAGGATTTTTGGTTACCGAGAAGAGAAGGTGGTAGAGGTACAGAGATTACTACACTGCCTGGTGGTGCAAATCTTGGTGAGATAGATGATATTACATACTTTCAAAGAAAGTTATATCGTTCATTAAATGTTCCTATCTCAAGATTAGAAGCAGAACAAAACTTTTCATTAGGTAGGTCAACAGAGATTACAAGAGATGAATTAAAATTTACTAAGTTTGTAGGTAAGTTAAGAAAAAAATTCTCAGTAATCTTTAATGATTTACTTAGAACACAATTAATTCTTACTGGTGTTATTGCAGAAGAAGAATGGAAACAAATGTCTGAACATATACAGTTTGATTTCTTACAAGATAACAACTTTACAGAATTAAAAAATGCAGAACTACTTAAAGAGAGATTAGAAATGTTATCACAAGTAGAAAACTATGTAGGTACATATTTCTCTAAAGAGTGGATAAAGAAAAATGTATTACACCTAACAGATGATGAAATAAGTGAGATGCAAAAACAAATGGATAGTGAGGGTGACGATAACGGAGAAGATGGCGATAATAACTTTGAACAAAAAGGAGATGGTAATGAGCCAGGAAAAAATAAAATCAATGGTTGATAATATAGTTAACGGAAACAATTTAGAATCAGAGTCTGATTTTAAAAATGTTATGTCTGATAAAGTTGGAGAAACTTTAGAAAAAGAAAGACAAACTATTGCAAAAGATATGGTAACATCACATATACCAGAGGTAGGGGACGATGAAGTTTGATAGTTTTTATTCTAAAATAATAGAAAAAGACGAACATAAAAGAAGTAAAGAATATAAAAAACTGACTCCTAAAATGAAGAAGGCAGTTGATGAAATATTCAATAAAATGGATTCTAACTCTTCAGATTTTATAAATAGTTTTGAGAACAATATTAATTTAGTTTCTAAGAAACACAAAGTAACTAACAAAGAATTGATGAGTTATTTTGAAAGAGAAATGTTAACAATAGGAAAGTAATATGGCTTTTACAGTAAGAAATCTAAAAGATACAGATTTTGAAACAGTAGTTCTTGTTCTTATTACTGGAACAAACGGAACTGCAGCTGAAGTTGTAGATGCATCTGGACTTGCTGGAGCCTCAACAAATCCTAGACTTGCGATTGTATCTTGTACTTGGAGTGTAAGTTCTACTACTGAAATAGAATTTCACGCAACATCTAACACAACTGCACTTACATTAAATGGTAATGGTAATTTTAACATTGGTAGTCAACAATTACCACCAATTACTAATAATGCTGGAAGTGGTATATCTGGTGATATACATATGGAAAACGATGCTGCTTGTGTTGGTTATGTAATAATGAAATTAAGAAAAGTTTCTGGTTATAACAACATAACATAGGGAAAGATTAATGAAATTAATATCTGAGTCACTTGAAAATGTAAAATTTCTTACCGAAGAAGATGATAATGGTAAGAAAAGTTATAAAATCAAGGGTGTATTTATGCAAGGAAACATAAAGAACCGTAATGGTAGAGTATATCCAACTGATGTTTTAGAACAAGAGATAAAAAGATATGACGAAAAATTTATACAAAAGAATCGTGCATATGGTGAACTAGGACACCCAGAAGGCCCTACTGTAAATTTAGATAGAGTTTCGCATATGGTTACATCTCTAGATAGAGATGGAGATAACTTCATAGGTGAAGCAAAAATTATGAACACCCCAATGGGTAAAATAGTTAAAAACATTATGGATGAAGGTGGTACACTTGGTGTTTCTTCTAGAGGTATGGGTAGTCTTGAACAGAAGAACGGTGCAAATTATGTGAAAAAAGATTTTATGTTGGCAGCTGCTGCTGATATAGTTGCAGACCCCTCTGCTCCAAATGCCTTTGTACAAGGTATTATGGAAGGTAAAGAATGGGTTTGGAATAATGGACTTCTAAAAGAAGTTGAAATAAGTGAAATAGTTGAAACGATTGAGAGTTCTGTGCGTAAAAAACTTCCAAATGTGGAAGCACTTGCGTTTGCAAAATTTCTTAAAAAGTTATAAAACTATAAATAATAATGATAATAAAAACAAGGAGAACCTTCAATGTCAGAACTAGATAAGACTATTGAGGAGTTGGAAAAAGAAGTCGTAGCGGAACTAGATGAAGCCAACGGCAAACAACCGAATTCTACTGGTGGTAAGGCAGACCCTATGCCAAAAATGAAAGATGGTGAGAAACCAGAGGATGTAGGTGGGCCAACCCCTGAAAAAGATGCGAATATGGTTGGAAAACCAGACGCCGCAAAAAAAGTTAAAAAGGACTCTTCTGCACCGACTAAAGGTGCTGTTCCTCCAGAACCAGCCGATAAAATTAAAGAAGCTGCACACGATGATGAGGACGATGAAGAACCTAAAGATATGAAAAAAGATGATGAAGAAGACGATGATGACGATATGGAAGAAACTGTATCAAAATTATCTAAACTTTCTAAAACTGAACTCGTACAACAATATACTAAAGGTATGACCAAATCTGCACTTGCAAAAGGTATTGCAGAAATGGAAAACCCAGATAAAAAGAAAAAAGAAAAGATGAAAATTGCTTCATATAATAAAGAAAGTATTGATGTCAGAAAAGATG